CGTGTGTTTATGCTTCGCATGTGGATCTACATTTAAATTATCTTTATAGTAATCCACTATGTTTTTATTTATTGCTTTCGCTGTTGGGCCTGCTTGTCTTATAAACCAGTCCCATATATTGCCGCCTGCGGCGCCTATCTTCCCTGGAATGTCTATTACATCCGCTTTTGTTTTCGTAAAATCCGTCTCCGCATTTATACGTTTTATTTCGGCATGCAGTCTTGCTGCATTTAATGCAGTATTTACTGACTCTGCCGGGTTTGCTTGTTGCCCTGCCGCTCCGCTTGGTGTCGATGCACCAGGACCTCCGGTTGCTGATAATATTGGGTTTAACCCCGCAGCTTTTAAGTCTGCCACTTCTCTTTGATGGGCTGAACCCGACATTCGCTCCTGGAACTCCATTTGTCTCAATGCTTGCGCTGAGCTCGCGCCCTGCTGTTGTTTGGCACCTGCATATCCCAACCCACCTGCAAGCAGGGCAGTACCAGCGCCGGAAAACAAGTTTCCTGCGCTAAAAGCGCTGGTTCCAGCCGCTGCCGCTCCTCCTGTGGCGGCTCCGCCTCCCCACATTCCGAGAGCTTTACCGCCATAATATCCCGCGCCTATCGCAAGCGCGGGTTTGGCGTATTTTTTAAACGCTCGTTTTATTCCGCTGAATAATCCCATTAGAAATGATCGATCATCCCGGGTGTCCCGTAAACCGGCATCGGCCTTGCACACCGCATATTAAAATATGCATCGAAGATGAAATGCGGTTCGCTCGGTACCGCTATTATACGATCGATAGGTGGGTTTTCTTGTATGAAGGTATCTCCTAGCACCGGTAATGTCGCAAAGTCTTGTGACAGGTGCCATGCGTCGAGTGTTAGTGGATCGTTTGATCTGAATTTCCCTGAAATTCTGCTAGGTTTATATCTATATTCTGCGTGGCGTTGTTGATAACCGAACACGCCTGCGTCTGCGACTGCGTCAACTGACCCCTGTGCCATTATCTCTTTATTGAGCACACTTTGTTCACCCAGGTGACTTAAAGCCGGCCAGTAGTGATCCAGGCGTGTTTTACGCGACCACATCCTCTCTAGTCCCTGTTGGTATGTTAAATCCGCCCTGACTGATATCAGGCCAATTATCAGGCAATGCTCTGTGAATGAATGGGTAAACCCATGATTCATAAGATTTGCTGTTCCTATTCCTGCAAGGTTTGCCTGTGGTGTTGCCGATCCTGTTGAATCTGTTGGTATTGTCGATGCCGAGGCCGTTATTCCTACTGGCGAGCTTCCTCCACCCAGGTACTCCGGCCTTTGTAATCTATGATCCGGTGATTGCACTTGAAAATGTGCCAATATTATTTCTGTATATCTTGTGCCTCCGCGCATATCGCGCTCGAGCAGTTTTTGTACTTGGAATGCATCTCTTAATTGATTCACCGTTGCTGCTGTAGCATTAGTTAAGTCTGCCCTAAGATTAGGGAATCCTGGGTTTAGGGAATCTTCTTCTACAAAGAATCTCTGGTCTGCTCCCTCAGCAGTAGATCCGAATTCCTTTGAATCTTGATATGTTACTGCTCCTGTCCCATCCGTTTCAAACGGATTTACTAAGCCAATGTTATATACTTGGCTACCGGCACCTAATCCTGTAATTGGTGCCGATGTTCCCAGCGGTAATACAACCGCTGCGCCTTTTTGTGGTAGTGGCAAGCATGATGTGAAGTAATCATGTCTTTTCCCTCTTCGTTGAACCGTATAGACGGTAGCATTTGGCCCGTCATCGGTATCTACTTTTAGTGATTGTTGTAGGTTTTCGTCTCGAAACCAATCATTCCAGATTAGGTTGTATGCTCGATGCCATAGTATCGAGTGCTCGAGATCGGGAACCAGAGGAGGAATCCCCATGTAATCATCTAGTGATTCATGGGCAACCCCTGTTAGAGTTGTTCCTATCGGTATTGTAAAGTCTGTTGAATCCGCTGGGTTATCCTGCGATCCATTGAATTTTTCCCAATTATCCCAAACCAATCTGTATGGGACCGCAAAGAAATGCGTTTCCATGAACATGTTATCCATTGTTGGGAATATTGGTGTTGCTAACCTTGCGAATCCGGTCATATTGACCGAGTAGGTATCGCCTGGTAGCCCTTCGTCTATTAATATCGGGATCAGCAGCCCCGCGTCGAAGGTTGTTTTTAGACCATGTGATCTGTCGAATGATGATCTTTCTATTTCTGCTTTTGGAACCTGATTAAACTGGTTCGTCATTATTGTTTTCATTTCTTATTACCCTTTATTGATTTGAATTTGACCGGATCTTCTCCATGATCCCGGGCAAATGCTTGCAATTCTGCCGTTTGCTCTTCTGGGTTTAGATCTTCGAACGTCCTTGTATCGTTGAACAGATCTCTTTGTTTTTCTTGTGTTTTAAATTGTATTCCTACTCCGAGATTAATTGAAGCCTTATTTATTTCAATTTGTGCCGTATTATCGGCATAGCTTCCTATCTCGAACAAGGTGTAATCCGCCGGATGTTTTCCGAATGCATGTTCCTGGTCATTAACCGCGTTGCTGAATTCCCTTATTGCCATATCTTCGTGATGCATGAAGAATGGTGTCATATATGCATGTGCTTTTGAATCGAATATTACGAACATTTTGTGTTTCATATTTTATTTCTCTCTATATTTTTTAGTTGATCTATTTTGCAGTACTCTCTTGTTGCGAGTCTGCGAAGTGTTGAATCGCGTAGGTGATCCATAGCGAATCTTTCCCTATTCTTTTTGATTCTCTCGAATTCCTGTACATCCGTTTTTTCCAGTTGTGTATCATAGTATTTGGGAACTTTTGCAATTTTGACCTTGCCTTTTGCCATATGAAAGACTGAATCATTATTGATAATTTCTCGCCGGTACTTTTCCCAGAAGGTATATCCAATGCCTGGTTTAAGGGACATGGATGAATACTCCGGTTGAATTGGATGAATTTCGGCGGTAATTGGGCAGACACGTTTGTATTTTTCAATTGCTTGTTCTCCTGTTTTTTTTTGCGTAACGTACCGCGCTACGTATTGCGCGGTATCTTGATTTAGCTCTGCCACTGAGCAGAAGCCTTTGCCCCATAAGTCGCTTAATTCGTTGCTTATGAATAGATCGCCTCCGGCTGTTGACTTGAATAATTCGCTTCTCTCGAAGTCGTGATTGAATATTATAGCGTGATAATGGGGCCGCCCTAGTTTGGGCTTATAGTTTGGAAGAAATTGTGCATATTCCTTCCATTCCTGATCTTCTCCATATTCTCCGCAATGGTAATAGCGGATTGTTTTACCTGAATTTTTTTGTCTCAATTTTCTAATGAATTTTGGGAAAGCTGTTTTTATCAGGCTTTCCCTATCGGGTATGTGTTTTTCGTCGTAGCTCAGAGTTATGAAGCAGTTGTTTTTATGCATTTTTCCTTCGTGTACCATCCTGGTTCCCCAAGTCTGGGAGTACTGTATTTTGCAACCTATGCATTTTTGGCAGGGGACACGTAACACGTTTCCTAGCCATTCTCTTGGCTCGACGAATACTAGCTGTGCCCCCTCTTCTTTTTGCCATGCTTTTATTGGATGGTAACAGGTCATTTTTTTACAGGCGTATACCGCCCCGCATTGGTTTTCCAGCGATATTAAATCGATGGGTTTTTGTTGCTGTTCTCCTGAACAGCTTTTTTGATGATCTTTTGCTCATTTTATATTTCCGCTTCATTTTTTTTACCTCGTTAAACTCGGTTTTTGGGTGGTTTTAGACCACCCTGTACATATACATCAAGTAGAGCATATGTACTTTCGTTGGGAAATCCAACTTTTTGGAGCCATATTCCGCTATGCTCGATGACTCTTTTTTTCCTGTTTATCCACCTAATCGGTGGTTTTCTTAACAGATTTTTTAGATGCATTAGAGATATCTCTAATCGCATTTTTCTTCCGGTTTTACCGGTTCCGCTACTGGCAAGCCAGATGCTAATGGATGGCCTTCTCTTGGTTTACCCTGAGACAAGCCCATTTCTACCATTTTTTCTGCGTTTTCTGGATTCTGAACGAAATCCAAGAACTTCGCCGGGTCATTATCCATTTTGTTCCTGATACTCGAAGGTAACTCTTCGAACATCTCTTTTGCTTTTACTATTATATTCATGGACTCGTTAAACGAGTCTCCTGTGGCGAATCCGTATTCCGGCAATCGCCTATTTACGTGGTCTAACGCCCCCGTTTGTTGATATTTTTCTACTATTTTATTTATATCCGTTTCCTCGAGAAACGATTGAATTGTTTTTCCTTCCTCTAACGGGAAGGATATTCCTACCCTTGGGTTATGATTTTTTCCCTGATAGGGTAGGTTTAATTTTCTTTTATCGCTCATTTTCTTCTCTTCCAAAGTGATGGCACGCTAATATGCGTGTGTTTATGCTTCGCATGTGGATCTACATTTAAATTATCTTTATAGTAATCCACTATGTTTTTATTTATTGCTTTCGCTGTTGGGCCTGCTTGTCTTATAAACCAGTCCCATATATTGCCGCCTGCGGCGCCTATCTTCCC